AAGGCCATCGGCGAAAGCCTCAAGCCACAGGTACGGGATCTCGACCTGCTCACCGCCCTGCAAGTTGCTGTCCTGCAACCGGCGCACGCGATAGTACTTGAGGCTGGTCTGAGACCCGTCTGGAACAGGCCACAGCGTGACGGTCGGAGAGATCAGGCGATCAAACCAGAACGTGGTCGGGAAGCCCTGCTGCGTCTTGTTGGGGTAAGAGGCGTACTCGGTACGGCTGATCGGCAGGATGATGCGGTCGATACCCTCAGAGACGATATAAGCGTCGAGGATCATCACCGTGTCGCCATCGACCGGGTACGTTGTAGTGCCTTGAACCAGCGGTGTCGTAATGAGATCAACACACCAGAGGTTCACACCTTGGTTCGACCAGCGGGCGAGCATCATGTTCGTCGCCATACGCGCCGAGTCCATGTGCTCCTGAAGCAAAGCCGTCGGGCGCACGCCGATGTTCTGGTAGGCGTACAGAACGATCTCGCCAAGCGACGGATTGAACGTGTATGTGCCGCTGGTCGCCATCCGAATGCTCCTTACGCGGGCCCGGCTTGGATCAGATCCGCAGCCACCGAGCCGTCACCAGATGTGATATTAATACAAATGGCGCGGCAGGGGATAGTCAAAGACCCGCCAGTGCTGGCCGATGCGCCAGAAAAGCCCGGCGCGATGAACCACTTAGCCGTTGCCGGGTTGAAACCCGCCGCCATCGGGTCTTCCATGGAATACTGGACGTTGAACGTCGCCGTTCCCGTCACAGTAGCCCCAATTCCGACGTTGAACGGGGTCTGGAAGTGGTCAGAGGCGACAACGGCACTGCGGCCAGAGCCAGTCTTGCTAAGGCTTCCGAGATACATTTTAGTCTCCTTTTCGCTGCCCGGACGGGCTAACCGGCCAATCTTTCCGGGCAGGGCCGGTCTTTTTGCGTGCCATTGAAGCTTTTTCGCCCTTAGACATGGCGGCTGCGGCTGAAGCAGGGCGACAGGCCGGATATGGGCGTTTACCTTTTTCGCCCTCGATCCTACCACATTCCTTGCCAGTCTTCACATCGCGCCAATCTTCGCCAAACCATTTGCCCAAGCCACCACCAGCAGCCTTGTTGACGCGATTATCGTCACCAGACCACTTGCCACCATGTTGCTTGTACCACTTAGACGCCCACGCATTGGCATAGGCGCTGGGGTACACATCAAACTTGGCGCGAGCGGCGGCCTTAGCGCGCCCCCAAAGTCCTGAGTTTTGAGGCTTGGCGGCCATGTCAGCTTACCCTCGCTCTAAACGAAAGACCGCTATGCTTTTGAACGTAGCTCTCGGCCTCGTCGTCATCTTTTGCCGCGAGGAGATAGATCCGCGCGAACTCTAAAAGCTCGGGGTCGTCTCGGAACAACCCCAAACCTTTGTTGCACCTGTTGCATATCATACCGCGAACCTCATTGGTTTTGTGGTCATGATCGACGACAAGGGTAGTTTCGTCTCCACAGATTGTGCATTCAAAGGTCGAGCCGATTATATGCTTCAGTTTTTCATCGTTAAGCATATCCCGATAAGTTCCGCGCCGGATTTCGCTTCGATAACTGCCTCTGCACTGGCGACACCAGCTATCAAGCCCGTTCTTCTTTTTATTATGCAATGGAAAAAACTCAGATGTCTCTGGCTTTTCCTGCTTGCAGCGCGTGCATTTCAGCATTTCACGTTCCACCGACGAAGTGCTTTGTTGATCCTGCTATCAGGATCTGCGGCAGCCGCAGCGCCCGTCAGCTTCTTTTTCATACCGCACATACGAGCGCGAAAGCTATCTCTGCGAGACCCGCCCTCTGGCTGAGGCCTTTTAATATCGTTGCCCGCGGCGCGCAGAGATGCACGCCCCTTTTCATTGAGACCGCCTGAAGGGGATTTGCCCTCCTTGCGGGTCCAAGCAGGCGACTTCGCCATTGTACCCTCCATGCAAGTGCGGGGGCTCAAAGGCCCCCGCTCCCATCACTGATACGTCAAGGGAGGAAACGATCAGTAATGGGAAGCCTTGCCGCGAGGCGTCCCGGAAGAGGCCGAGGAGAACACGCCACCGCCGCTTTTGCGCGCCGGGCGCTCGCCCTTCTCGGCAGACGACATGACCTTCTTAGAAGCGCCGCCCTTGGCATAGCCACCGGACATCTTCTTGATCGCGCCGCCCTTCTTGAAACCGTCGGTCTTCTCTTCAGCTTCCTTGATCGTGGAAGCCTTGCCTTTGTAAGCACCCATGGAAGCCTCCTATTAGGCAGTCAGGTTGCGCGCCTGAACGTAAGTGACAGTGATGACGCCAACGCCAGAACCAGTGTTGGTGGACGTGACAGCAATTTTGCGATCAGTCGTGCCAACATCGTTCCAGTTGCCGGCGCGCGTAGCGTCAGTGCCCGGGGTCGCAGAAAGCGGGCCAATGGCCGCGCCATCAAGAGCCCCCGCAGCCGTGAGGAACGTGGCAGAGGCAGTCGTGCCAACGCCGAACGTCGTGGCAACGCCAGTCCAGCCGGTCGTCACCATCACGCTGATCGAGAGGATCTGGCTGTTTGCCGGGATCACAATGTCGGTAGCGCCAGACGCCTGCGTAACAGCGCTAGATTGCGCCATGACGACAAAGCCGACGTTAGCCACATCCTGACCAAGGGTGGTGCCCGTAGTGTTGAGAATGTCGCCAGCCCGAACGGGGCCGGTGAAAGTGGTAGTGCCCATTTGCACCTCCTGCACGAGAAAAACCGCGTTGTCTGTGCAGCGTCCGCTAGGCCGGTCAACGCGATTGGGTGCCTAGAAAGGGCGGGGCCGAAGCCCCGCCCGTAGCATCAGGTCGGGAACGAGCCCCAGATCGAACGCCAGTTGTAGTAAGAGAAGCTGTAACGTTCGTAACCTTTTACGAGAAGGTTGTCCGTTACAAAATCCACTTGCATGTCGGTTTCGAACCCAATGCGCTCCATGTAGGAGAGCCCATCGATGTTCGTGAGCAGGAACCACGCGCGGGCCGACGTGAGGTAATCGTTGACCATGTAGCCCTCGGGCAGGCCGCCCGAAGTCATCATGATCGCGTTCACATCGTTGTCGGCGGTGCCGGGACGCAGCTCCGTCTTGGTCAGACGAATGGCGACCGGCTCCAGCTGCGGCGGGACGACGAGACGACGCGCACGCGCGGACATCTTGAGGCCAGCCTGATCGCGGAACTGCGTCCTGATCGAGATCATGCCGTTGAGCAGCGTGGCCTCGTTGAGGTCAACGTACGTAGACGGACGGTTCGAGATCGTGCCGCCGTCAATCGGGTGAGCGTCCGAAACAAGCGCCACGCCGTCGCCGCCGACAGCGGCATTGTACGTGGTCGCGGTGTTGAGGACGTTCGCGCCGTAGATTTCCTTGGTCTGATGGAAGGACTCGATCAGGCCGAGGTTCGAAGGGGCAAACTGGGTCTTGTAAAGGTTGTCGTCGATGGCCTTGCGAGTAATCGCGTAGCCAAGGCCGATCTCAACGTGCTCTTGGTTGTAGACGTAGCGCTCACCATGACTGTTGTCGAAGGCGGTCTGGCCAGCTTCCGTCTTCAACTGAGCGAGACCGAGAAAGCGCATCTCAGCGGTGCGCTCCAGAGCCATCTTCGAGTTGTGCTTCGTGAAGATCTTGTCGTACTGCGACGGGATCTGCTCGTACTTACCTTCAATTCCGCGGAGACCGGGGAGGAGAAGGTCTTTAATAGCCGAAAGATTAACAGCCATTGGTCCTTACTCCTCTTAGATACCAGTCAGGGACTTGGTGGCGACGTTGTTGAACGCAACGATCACGCGGTTATACGCGCCAGCCTCAGTTCCCGGAGCGCCCGGCGGATCCTGAACAAGACCAACTACGCGGAAGGGGAAAGTTGCCGTAACAGCCGCGTTGGCAACGTCAATGAACGCGCCAGAGATGCCGTTTGCAGCGTTGCCAGTGCCAATGTCGTAGGGGACATTGAGATTGACGGTGGACTGCGTAGCGCCGGTCGAACCGCTCTGAACCACGAACTTGGCGTTCGGATCGTTGATGATATAGCCCTCAACCGTTTGGTTAGAGGCGACATCCGAGCCGGGCCAATAGTTCGACCACACGGTGCGCTTCTGGGCAACGGACAGGTACTTGCAGCCGACAAAAATGCCAGCAATACCGGAGTTACCCGTCGTACCGTCACCGCGGACGACCTGACCGTTCGCATCGCCCTCTACGGGATCGCCGTAGTAGATGGCCGAAGCATTGTAGGCAATCTGCACGGCGACCTGCTCATAGGTCGGGGCAGAGCCGTTACCGCTGTACTGCTGGAAACCGAAGGGCGCATTGGTATTCGCCATGACGGTTCCTCCTTTTTACGGGAAGCTCCGTCACCTCACACCGGGGAGGTTAAGGAAGCGGGATACGTTTGCTCTCCGCGCCGGGGGAGAGAGGCAACAAGCCCTGTCGGCAGTATGCGTGAGGGAATTTCAAAAGTAAAGAGCCGCCCAGAGGCGGCTCTTCTTGAAGATTATTCTTCGGGAACAGCAATCGGACTGTAGCTCTTCTTGATCTTCGGAGCCACACGCGGATCGTTTCTGGGGAGGGTGCCATCCGGCGTCGCCGCCAGCTGCTGTTCCTTCACGCGCACCTGCGCGCGAGCATTCCGCAGATCTCGATCACGGTATTCGCGCGTGATCTCCTCCGGCCGCTCCATCAAGATCATGCCGTGGCGCTCGATGGTGGTCCCCGCCCAGTTTGCTGGCATCATCGCGCGATGGCGACGGCACCTGCTCACAGGCACAGGCTCCCACCCATCTCGCGCCAGCTGCACTGTGTAGGCAGGATCCTCCTGATTGAGCGTCAGGCGACGCTTCCACTCATACGTCCAACCATCCGGGATGATCTCCAGA